CTTTGTAAGCATCGAAAGGTTGCCATAAGAATCTCCGAAGAAAAGGGGGTTATTAGCCCCCTTTAGATTAGACCATGCGAACTACGACCAAACGAAGGGTAGTAGAAGCCAAGTCAACAGTAGAGCCAGACTCATTCTGGATACGGAATTTGACTGTGTTTGCAGCAGAAACATAACCTGTTACTGTCAAACCAACCAAATCCACACCCAAAGATGCGCCAATGACCATGTCACCCAAGGCTACGCCAGGGATAGTGATATCGTCAGTCTCGCCTGCGCCATCTACCAATGAACCTGCGTCCAAAGTAGCACGAACAGCCCAAGTGTCGCTGAACAAACCACGGAACTGGTCGTTACCACGACGTGATGTTACCGATGATGCGGTTGCCATAATAAATTCCTCCTAAATTAAGAAAAAATCCCCCCACCGATTAAGGCGAGGGGAAAGTGGCAACATTAAGCAGGAACTGCCAATGCAAATGCACCAGATGCGTTAGCGGCAGAGCTAGTAGCAGATGTACGCAGAGCTTTCACACCATAGATAGTGTCAGCAGTAAACAATGTACCGAGGTACTCTTGCTTGTACTGAGTCTGTGAACGGATGCCCAATTGCTCAACCAAGACCATAGAGTCTTTGTGGCCCATCAAGCAGATGCGGTCTGTGCCAGAAGAACCAGCGCCAGTATCAGCATTGGAAGATGCAAACACAGCCATGCCGTACAGTTGACCGATTTCACCATTGCGGATCGCATCGCCATTACCGATGAAGGCTTGCTCGGTGTAACGAGCCAGACCCATCAAAGTGTTACGGCTTGATGGAGGAATCAGGAAGAAACGGCCATCCATAGGAATGTCGTTGTCATCCAAACGCTGAATAGTGCGACGGATAGCAGCATCTGTCAAAGCGGCAGCGTTAGAGGATGTGCTGTTGTAAGCAGTAGTACCATCAGAGCCGATATAGGCTTTGGTAGTAGTGTTGCTAGTAGCATAGTCATCAGTACCAACTGTAGCGCCATTGAAAGCACGACCCAACTGAACCAAGTCAGTGTCGATGCGCTTTGCCAAGGCATAACCTGCGTCTTCTGTGTAGAAAGAACGCAAAGATGTCAAAGCTTGCACTTCAACGATGTCTTCGATCAAACGTGAGTACTCATAGTGCTTGTTGATCAACACTTGAATGTTAGTGTCGCTCTCAGCAATCAGAGTAACTGCATCGGTAGCGGCTTTAGCAGAAGCAGAACCACGAGCAGGGCTAGGGATGTTGACTGTGTCACCCTTTTTGCCTTTGAAAGACATCTTCTTGACCAAGTTGGCCAAAACGAGGTTCTTCTTATAGGCAGCAACAATTTCATCACTCCAAATCTCTGGAATGAAGTTAGCTGCGGATGTAGTGGTTACACTATTTGTGGGGGAAAAGGCGGTATTTGCCATAATTAAATCTCCAAAAATTAAAAAAGTTACTTAACTCGGCCTTCAGAATACGCTTGCATGATCTCGTCACTTAGCGCTTCATATCGACCAGGGTCTTGCATTTTCAGCCGAATAAGGTCAGCCCTGCGATAAACCTTCTTAGAAGATTCTCCAGAACCACCAACGTCAACTCCAACAGCCTTGAGATTCTGCTTGCGAGTGGCTTCACCAGCATCACTTGCTTGCTTTGTCTTAACGCTACGAAGTTGCTTGTAAGTAGTCAGCAATTCATTGGCTGAGTCGTAATCATATCCCGCATCAGCTTGCTCAAACAACTTTAAGCGAACAGGGCTAGATTTAACCCAGTTTGCAAAGTCCTGATCTTTAGCGATGTCGCCAAAGTCTGGATGTTCTTGAGCCAACTTCTGCTGAATTTGCGCCCTTTTCATCTCTAGCGTTGCTTGACGCGCAGCAATGATGTCAGGGTGACTATCAACTGTCCGTTGAACTGCCTTCTGTGGATTCTCAAAGAAATCTACTTCAGGCTCTTCCTGTTTTGTGTGTTGTTGTCTAGACCCAAGGTTCTGTTTGATAAGTTCATCTGCGAGCTTACGGACTTCGCCTACTTCTTGTGCTTGCTTACCAATAAGCTTCTCGGCCTCTTGGTGCATCTTCACAATCTCGTCTAAACTTTTATCCCTGTATTTCTCAGGAAGTTCAGCCTTTTGCTCAATCTTCTGCTCTTCGACTTCTAATTCACCAAACACTTCTTTGTCATCATCAATCAACATACTATTTTCCTTTTCCTGCCGTTTTCGGTTGTAGGAGATTCAACTCGGCACAATTGCTTATGAGTTGGCTTTGCGTTCAGCCTTGAGCTTGTCAGTATGACTCTTACCAAACTTGCTATAAGCAGTTGGAAAAGAGCCAGACCATCCTTCTAGCCTAAAGGCTGGCGCAGAAAGAATACGATGAGTTTCCTCACCGCACTCACATTTGAGAATTGTTGCCTCATAATCAACAAATCTCTCTGTTTTATGCCCATTTACACAGGCGAATTCATACATTCTTTTCATTTAAGTCCTCAAATGCTCTCTCGCTGACTTGCTTCAAGTTTTTCAGCCAAATAAGTATTGATAACTCACCTTTTCTAAATTGTAGACTTTTTTCGTCTGCAATCGTTGAAATATTATTCAAAGGCTCAATCATCTTGTCAATATCTTCCATTAAATCCACCCAACCTTGAGTGGACATCATGGTGAAACGCTCTTCGTAATACTTCTGTAGTTCTGGACTCATTGTTTAGTCATCTGTTGGTCAACAATCTTGGCCTTAGTCTTGATATCTGCTTCCTTGAGCATCAATTCAGCAATCTTGACTCGCTTATCGAACTCTTTGGCAGCCAAGTCATCTTGTTTGGGTAGATTCTTGGTATTAGCCGCCATGCTCTTAGCCTGCAACTCGATAGGCATCAATTGAGCCTCTGTCAGCAACTTCTGAGCCTCTGCCTTATTCTGCTCGGCTTGAGTCGTTTGGACAGCAATCTGAGCTTGAGCAAGTTGCATAGCCAATTGTTGTTGCATCTGTTGAGCCTGTTGTGCTTGCGGATCAGCCGTAGCCATCTTATCAAGCATCTGAATCAACTCGTACCGGTTAGACAACGATGAATTTGCCATGATTCCCTTGAGAATGATAGGCAAAACAGGTGTATTCGGGCCAAGAGTCTGGAGCAAAGAGATGAACTGTTGTTGTTCATGCTCACGAGCAATGATTCCCAATGCGGCAGTCGGAATAAACTTCATGTCCACAGTAGGATAACGCTCTGGGTCGAACTGCATATAGCGGTAAGCGGCTTTGGTGATGAAGGGGATCATAAAATCCTCTTGGAAGTTCACCAATGTACGCTTGTATTTCTTGATAATCGAGGCAACAGCCATCGAAATACCACCTTGACCTGCATCACGAGCGACTGCAGAGACCATTCCTTGAGAGTCCAGAGTACCAGTAGCCTGCAAAAGCATACGCTCAAACTCTTTAGCAGTAGTCAGGTTAGAACCATCAGTATTGCCAAACTTGAATGGGAACAGAATCTCATTAGGATTTCCGTTTGTCAGGATAGCTTTGCCTGGCTTAACTTCAAACTTAGCACCACGAGGCAAACGTGTTGCATCCATAGCCATCATTGGGCTAGTAGTCAGCGCCAAAGAATCTAAGTGGCTACGAACTTGGGCATCAATAGCCTTCTGTGAGTTGTAAGCCTTCTCTACAGTACCACGACCCAACAAGCGATTAGGAACTGTATCGTCCTGATAAGCAAGGATTGGGCGGTCTTTCATCATGTATGGATTTTTTTCTGCTTTGAGAAGAACACCATCATTGGCAATTACGACAATTGCTTCGACCAGATCGGAATATTCGTCCTGAACAGAGTCTTCAGGGAACAAATCCTCTACTTCACCATCTTCTGCTTCGAGTTGGTCAAGATACTCACGAGGAACAAGACCATAGTAAGTCAACAACTTAACTTTATCGTCTTCGTACTGAGTAATCTCTTGGGTAGGCTCTAAGTCTGTGTCCATAGAGTCAGTACCGATTTCTACTTTGCGATAGATACCATCTTCTTGACCCTTAACAACCTTGTGAATAGAGACATATTTCTCAATAGCCACACCCATACAGTCATCAATAGATGTGCCGTTAGGGTCAAACAGGAAGTTACGAGGATTAACAGGAACAATCTTGACTGCAATTCGGTCTTTTTCTACGACACCAATTGCTGCTTGTCCGACTTGACCAGGAATAGGTTGAGTAGAAGGAACATAGACCTTCTCTGTTTTGACAACAATCTCACCAATACCAGTGCCATAGAGTTCAGCAAGAAGCTCAATTTGGTCAATAGACTTACGAATCTTATCGACCTTAAAGTCTTCCATGAGTTGAGCCTTAATAGCCGCAACATCTAAAGGATTGTTGTTGACATCACGAATATCGTCTTGGATGTCAAAGAATTCACCTTGACCAAAGATAGCCTCCATGATTTCAGCATGACGAGTCTCTACGGCTTGTTGAGTAGCAGGAGTGACGATTCGGCTACGCTCGGAATCACGAGTTTTATCTTCAGCAGCCCATTCACCAGTAAAGATACGCTCGTATTCAAGCCATTCATCTAGGTAATTGGTATCTCGGTAATCACGCCAGCGATCACAATGGTTAACAACAAAGGCGACAAGTTCCTTGTCAGACTCGCTGGGTTCTTGGAATTCCATTCTTATACCCCTGAAATAATATCTACTGGTGTCCATTCCTCACTATCATCTTCTTCCATATAAGATGTAACAGCAAGTTGGTCAATGTAACTAAGGGAGTCAGGCAGGTCATCGTGAACTCCTTGTGCAGGGAACAGGATTAACTGGTCTACAAACTCATCCCAATCTTCCTCAGAATTTAACACAATTCTGCCATGCTCAAACCGACCTTGTAAAGCCCAGATTATCCTGTCTGCCTTTTTTCTGTTTCCATGCGTCAAATCAACAATATGCGCAAATGTGTTGTTTTTTCGCATCAGGTCACTCAGATAGGGCAAAACAGCATTCTTTAGCGCCCCCCTCTCTATCCCCACAGCTAAAGGTCTATAGTCCCGAATAGCCATCAAAATCTTGGCAGCAGTCTCCCGAATGTCCCACCTTCCATGCTCAATCTTGTGGACAAACCACTTCCCATCGTCCGTTACCTTAACTATCGAGATAGCAGATTCGTCCAGACGCTTCTTAGAGTTAGCGGCTTGTTTGGCAACCTCTTCAAATCCTGCTAGGTCAACAGCGATGTAATAGCTTCCATAGTTCGGCTCAACTCCATACTTGATCCATTCTTCCTTGAAGATATCCGAACCCGCATTGGTGAAAGATGCCATAAACTCCTGTTTAAATGCAAAAGAAGAGAGCGTTTTTTTTGCAGACTCTATTTCCGAAGGATCGATTAGTGGATTGTCAGCAGTTGTAAAATGCCAGGACTTCCAATCAGGATCATCCTCACTCTCACCCAATTTAAAGGTATCGTAGAACCAATTACGCCCTTTAGGAGTCCCAATAAATAAGGCTCTTCCTCGTTTATCAGATAAAGAAGCTCGGATAACCTGTTCCCATGCTTCAGGCTTAATATCTGCTACCTCGTCCAGTACCGCATAAGTCAAAGACACACCACGAAGGGTATCTGGTCTGTCAGCACCACGAACATAGATTCTTGCTCCGTTTATCAGAGTGATATCCAAGTTATTCACATGACTGTTTTGGATAATGTCTCTTCCAAGGTCTAACAGCAAGTCCCAGATAATCTGTCTAGACTGTCCCATAGTAGGCGATACATAAAGCACCGCAGAGCCTTGTGGACACTTTAAACCCTCAATCAAGAGCGTTACTGCCGCCATACGACTCTTACCACACCTACGCCCAGCTGCCACTACCTTGAACCTGGTTTGGTCTTTGAAGACCTCTTGTTGCCAAGGAAGCAAGCTAAAGTTTAGGTCAGCCATATTTAGCCTCTACATCTTCTGCATCAGGATTCGTATCAATCACAGTAGGCTCACCAAGTCCTGTAATGTTAATTGTCACAGCACTTCTCTGGCTCTTATCCTTCTCAAACATAGAAATAGGTAGAGTCCTGTCTAAACACATCTTCAAAGCAACCAATTGGTGTGGATGGTCGTCATTCAGGGCTATCTCTATCACCTTTTGAGCAACATCCTTACCTCCACTCCTAATCATCAACTCCTTCAACTCCTTGAGCCTCTGGTGGTCTGTCTTAGGCAATACAGCAGGCGGGTTATCAGCAAACCTCTGTATCGTCATCTTCACAGACCCTTTAGGTCTTCCTCTTCCTCGTTTTAATTGCGTTTCCATTTGTCCTCCTTGGATGGTTTTGCTTTTTCCTGTGGGGGTGGTGTACCACAAATATCTCAAGCCACCGACTACCCCCTCCCCCCCCTATCTTTCCATACACCTAGGGTTTCTACCTACTGTCTATGCATACAGGTCAAATGTTCTATTGTCCTAATGTCCTATTGTCCTATGAGAGAGTCTTTGCGGGTGCTTTTCCAATGTACTTGAATTGGTTTAGTTCTATCCGTTCCCTTATACGTTCCCCATAGATTCCCTCTTACTGTTCCTTACTGATTCCTCATCATTTGGGCTGTTTGTTTATTTCCGCAAGGTTCGTAACTAACCCTATTGTTTCCAATGGTTCATCGCTTCTGTATCCTTGATAGTGAACGTGTTGATAGAGGGCTAAGATGTTTTCGAACCCTTGAGAGATATTCCCTTGTCCAGCGGCTAAAAGTATTTGCAGCTTAGGGTTATCTAGTTTTCGGCGGAACTGTACTGTGTCAGATTTTGGGGGTCTTGGCATTGTCCGAACCTTATCCAATAAATAATTTAAATAAATTCTATCATCTAAGGGTTTATCCCTATGTTTTTTTATTTTTTTGGTGCTATTCTTATCCTACTTTCAATCGGAAAGTGCAACAAATAGGCGTTAATATCATGCGAGAACTCTTACTCTACGGCTTAGAACAAGGCGAAACCCGTGATTACATGGAAACTTTGCTTCTTAGTGGCGCTAAAACAATGGCGGAAATTGAAAAGGTAAAAGAGTTGGCCACAAATGCGGGCTTCCACTCTTTCCGCGTCGCTTCCTACAATGGCGAGAAACCTAATTTTGCTAAGGCGATCAACGTATGAAAAATGATCTCTTAGACTATCTGACAGCTATCGGCTTGGGGCTTTGCCTATGCGTGGGCTTATTGGCTTATTTTGACGTTTTGGTTAAGTAAGGAGATAAAAATGAAACCTACACTATGCAAAGAAACGGGTTTTTGGTTTGTCACGGGCTATGCTACTGGCCGCAAATACTGGGGTGCAACTCCAAGGCAATGCGAACAAAACGCGCAACTTTACTTTTATCGGTGACATTCCAGCGGGTAAGCTCACGGGTTGGGCTTATTCGATGCACTGTCGCATCATTTCAACTTAATAGGTGTCAACATGAAAACACAAAAACTTGAAAAACTTACATTTGCTAGTGGCGCTGAGGCAGTTGCGCACTATTATTCGCAGGGTTTTGCTACTGTCTTAGATTTTGATGATGGCCGGATAATGCGACAAGGCGATGATGAGGTTTTAATCAAAAAACTAGGGTTTTTACTATGGGAAAGCTCTAGAATTCGCATCACAATGCACTAATATTCCAATTTAATAGGTGTCAATAATGCTCACTCTACACACTTCAAGCAATTACGCTGCATATCTGGCCAACAGTGCTGGAATCATTGTCGAATCTACTCGCAAGACTGGCGGTGTCAACATGAAGCCAGATCATCCGCAATTTGCTGAATACTTAGAGGCTTTCAGGTCAGCCATTGATCCACATGAGGCTGATCTACTTTGCAAAGCTCTCTTGTCCTAACGCTTAGACTGTTGACCCTTAGATTAGGGGTCAATGGCCTAGGTGTTTAACTAGGGTTTATCAACATTCAAAAGGCGTCAATAAAATGCAAGCTATACACACAAAATATATACCCGCTTCAAATGTCAAAGGCTCACGAATTAAAGCCACATCTGACAGCAAATTAAGCGTGACTATTTCCTATCCTCACGAATTTTCAGGCCATCTTGTGCATTTTGAGGCTGTCAAAGCTTTAGTTGCCAAACACAAGCTCAATTGGGACATTTCCAATATGTGCTATGGTGGTTCAAGTGATGGTAAGGGCTATACATTCGTTTTTTGTGACTCAAAGGTGTAAATGATGGCTAAATACACAATCACTCACGGCTCAATCGCTGCCGTTCAATATGTGAAGTTGCCTGATGGCTCAAAAGTGACAGTAACTGACGCCAAAGATGGCTCAGAATTGGAATTAAAACGCTTACCTTTAAAGGTTCAAGCGGCTGTCAATCGTCAATTTGGCACTATCTTTGCACTCCCATACGATAGCCGACAAGCCTTCATTGATAACTCAATCCCTTTTGATGTAGAGGTGACAGAATGACTCACCTAAATGACCCTTGGGCTGATAAGCACTTCGGGCCTACTGTTGAGGTATTTATCCCAATTAAAAAGCCAAAAAGCTACTATGAAAGCGAGTTTTCTAGGCTTGGGAACACTCCCGCAACGATGCAACTCAGAAACGATCAGGGGCAAACTCGATGGATGACGATAAAACCTGAACAGATCAAAGCCATTTTAAAAATTTTGAATGAAGAGGCGTAAAAATGACACAATCTCAAGCACTTACACAAGCCCTAATTTTGGCCTTAATTGCACCCGATGACAAAAAAGCGCAACAAGCCTCAGAACTTGCGGCAAATATCGCTTTTGGCTTATCAATAGATGAAGTCGAGCAATGTAAAACTGCTGCCCTTGATTGTCTTGAGAGGACTGGCGTGTGATCTATGCAACCCTTGCTCTAATCCTTCGAATACTTACAAAACGCTGACCCTTGACCCGCCATTGTGCGGGTTTTCTTTTGTCTAAAAACAAGCTCTACGGGGCTTTTTGGCTTTTGAGGGTCACCAGATGTATGCTCTAACGCAAAAAATCGCTCAAAACTCGTTTAAATCGGCTTTAGACGGCATATTTTGGGTCAGTCTTTCAATGGTTTTATTCAATGCTGACAATTCATCCATTTTGTAGACATTCCACAATCTGCGCTGCCCATGTATTCCATTGATCGGCCCTCGATGACAATCAGCACACAATGGCATTGATGTAAACCATTGGCCTTGGGTTATCTCATGACATTCGCTAGGGGCTGGGTTATCGCAAATAATGCAATTCATGGCCTTGATTCTGGCTATGTGCAATCTTTCACTAGCGGTAGGTTTTGCCTTGTTTTTGCTAAACATTATTGCGTGGCTTTTTGTTCAATACGGGCGCTGTATTGGGCGGTTCTCCAGCATTCCACCTTAGCTTGTGCAGCCGTCATCAGCCAGCGATAGCGCTCCTCAAGCTCTACGGCTTGTCTAATGCCTTCCAAAATCTCTATGTATTCTGGGTGAGCATAAGCAAACGTGTCCTGTTTTCCCAGTACTTCAGTACCCGCAAGGCTTTTTAATTGCGCGTGTTTACTGCGACGATATTCGTCTAAGTACATTCTGTCGGCCTTGGCTTTGGCATAAAGTGGCGCTGTGTCAATGATGTACTGAATAGCTTTAGTTGGTTCGTTCACGTTATCTCCCGTTCATAGTGTCGGTAGGTTGGGGCTGGCTCATTTCTGCCGCATCTCCTACTATGCTCGTTTGCCTCTTGTAAAGCCTGAAAAGCCCATTTGCAGTTAGTGCATACATAATAAGGCGGGTTGCCTGGTGCGTCTTTCTTTTGCTCAATCATAGGTAACAGCCCTTTGTCGAATAATTTGGGCGCAATCTTGAATAGTTGTTCTCTCTACTTGGGCAAATTCAGGTTGATCGGGCCACTCAAGGGTCATGCTTTCGACCAGTTTTGCGCATTGCTCTCGTTCATGCTCAGCAACAAGTCTGGCAAATGCTTGTAATTGCTCGGTATAAAACGAGTAAATATATTCACCGCTTGGGTGAACACCATAGGCGGCAGTTTCTATCGCCATCTCTTGAATTCTGTTTAGACTGATGTCTTTCATATTATCTCCACCACATTATTGTTTTTTGATTTTAGATAATCCCTAGTTTTCTGAATATATCTTTCAAATTCAGACCTAGAAATACTTGATTGTTGTAAATCAGCATATTCGATTAACTCCCTCACGGCTTTAATACCTTCACCATCAAGAACAATACGCATTGTTGTACTGTACCGATCTGCGGCTTTATGGAGGGCTTTTTGAGCCTTCTCACACACTGGTAACACCTCTGGCCCTACTCCAGCCCTTGCCATCGTTTCGCTTAGGTTTAAGACCTCGGTTAACGTATGCCAGTCCTGAATTGTTCCCATGCCCTTAGTTATCGCTTCCAAGGCTGAGTATTCCATTACCCTGAGTTTGTCTAGCTTGTCTCTATCGGTAATGCAAGCTCCTTCGATTGAATGCTTTATCGGATTGAGCAACGCCCATACCTTGCGTTTAACTTGCTTACGCATTTATTTAATCCCATGCGCGGCTTCGATGGCTCGGGTTATGTTTAATGCCCTCAAACCTGCAACCATGTACGCATTGCCGTTGTCCACTACTACGCTGTTTGCAATAAATATTTGGTGAATCTCCTCATCCGTCAGCGGCTTGCGCTGTGGTGGGGTGGAAAGAAACTCCATCCAATAGCCCACTTCTGCATATTTAAGACTTAAATTGCGCTTCTTGGCAAACTCTGTGATGGCTTCCACCGCTGGGCTTGCCTCATCAACACTAGACAAAATTAGCCGTTTCTCACGCGAAGTTAACCAACCCATAAAGTCAAATAATGCTCCCGCAACTACTGAATGCGCCACAGGCGCATCCTTCGCTTCTAGTGCGGCTTGCCGAGCACCATAAGACGCTCGCACTTCATTCCAATGCGCTTCTAATTCGTTTTGTGGCGACAATCTTGCTTCAATGGCTGTGATGGCGGCATGAGCATCAAGAATGTCAATATCTAGTTCTGTGTTTGTCATGCTTTCTTTTGCGTGTGGTAACACTCGTTTCAACGCCTCCAATGCTAATTTGAGTGCTTCTGTCTGTGTCATTTTGTCACCTCTGTGACACATGTAGTGTGCTTCCAAATACCAGATTCAGCCCAAACATTTTTATCCAATTGGTGGTAAACCTTCCCATCAACACATTTTAGGTCTGAGCATCCAGTTAAAAACAAAAAACTTAAAGCCAATGCAAGGCGTAATGCTTCGTCTTTGGTCATACGTCCTCCATCTTGTAATTGATTTTGTGGTGTTGAAAGCGCATGGCGGCTTCGATCTCTAATTCTTTGAACTGCTCATCAGACAACAAACCAATGACATCACGCCCATTGAACCAAATCTCTTTGATTGACTCGTTGTAAGTTGTTTCACCATCGTTTTCATACTCATAAACAACAGTAACAATCTCGTTGCCTGCTCCTGTGGTTGTGTCAAATTCCCATGTACTCATGATTCACTCCTGTTAAAAATTAAACTTTACGCTTGTTTGATTGGTGTTTGAATAGGGATTTACCCTTAGATCAACTCTTCTTTAACCATGACTTCCACCATGCCAACTGTGCCGTAAACCTTTGTTGAATGAAGCGACACTACTTGGCTGTCATCTAGGAAAACAATTCCATTCATGCCGTCAAAAATTGCCTTGCAAAAGTTGTCAATGTCGCTTTTCTTTGTTGGACGCTCTTCTCCCGATAAACAGGCTTGTATGCGTTTTTTGCTGTAACTGGCTGGGATAGGCAAGGTTATGTAGATATAAGCTCCCACAGGCGTTTGTAGAGGGTTTGAGCTACCCATTGCGAGCCTAGCGGCTTCTGACACCTTAGTTTCGTAGTCAACAGTAGTCTTAGGGCTGTAAGTTGATACGAATTTACCCCTTCTGGCAAACCTTGGGCGACCCTTTGGTACTGGTGTTCCTTCAACCATAAAATTGACAATAAATGTCATTCAAGTGTCCCTTCTCTCATTTGGTTCATGTAAGCTCTAATTCTGTCTCTAGCACCAGAGCCATAGATTCGTTCTGCTCTTTCAAGTCTGGCTCGAATCAAATCACGATTCTTTGACCATTCCCAATTGCGATAGAGTTCCCGAGCCTCTGCTTGCTCTAAGATGACCCTATCGCTTGGGCCTTCGATGTTCTTACGACTCCAAGTCACCAGTAAGTTCCAATGCTTTGTTTATCAGATAAAGCGGAACATTCTTTCCGTCTTTTACTTTGTCTAACAGGATATGGGCTTCATAGTGAGACATTTTTTCTCCATTTGTGTTGTTCAAGCCACTTTCTAGCTTTTTCCTTGGCTTCTAGTGCTGCTTGTCTTTCTGCTTCGGTAGATTGCTTCTCGATCTGTAAAACCTGTTTAACAGGGATTTCAGGCCCTTGATTGCATAAATTTCTAAGTTTGATAGCACTCGGAATAAACTCTCCATCTAGTTTGGCAATGGCAAAGTCCATGCTTGGTCTGTATGTCAAGAATCTGCCTAATTGGGACTTCCATTCCTGCCGAACAAACTCTGGGTCTATGCCATCAAAGTGGCGATTAAATGGTGTTCCAAATATCGCCATCATTCGAGCAAAGATGTAGTCCAAACCTTCATCTTGCGTACAAAAATCAGTTTCCAAGTAATTTGACATTTCCACCTCCAATTAAGCCTCTTGTTAAACCAGAAATAACTCTTTGGTTCATTTGACCAGTCTTGCTTAGGTTTTCATCTTTAACCCAATCAGCTTTGAAAGATTGCCAGTTTCGGACAATTGTTTCTTTCAATGCGTCTTCCAATGACCAACCAGCAATGTTGGCTTCTTTTTGTATTCCATCAATAACCAACTGGGTGACACGAGCTTTCTTGGATTTCCTGTGAGCAATAAACTCTTGCCAAACAGAATCAGAAACACCGCTAGGTGTTGCAACGACAGTTGCTTTCTTCTCTTTCTTTGTCTCTCTCTCTGCCTCTGTCTCTGTCTCTGGGATAGCATCATGCAAGCGTTCTGCTAGCACTCCGCTAACAATGACAAAAAAGTCTTTATCAATCAATGGTTTAAGGCCATCTTCGTATTCTTTAGGTGTAATATGAAGACGAAAGACTAGCTCATCTAGTGAGCCATCAAAAATACCATCTTTTGATTCACTTGCAAGCAACCAAAGCATAGGTGCTAGCGCTTTGCTAGCAATTGGCAAGCAGATATAAGACCTGTTGTTTAACAGTTCACGATGAAGTTTTATCCAAGGTGGGCAACGATCTTTGTAATGCTGAAAGACCGCCCAATTCTTAGGCTGTAAGAGCATGATATTTTCCGCTTTTTAAACCACCCTTAAAGGAATTGCCAGCAGGAGAAGGGTTAACTCTTTTCGATGCGCTCATGACTTCGCATCTAGCTGGATTCCATAATAACAAAACGATTCTACTTTGTAAACAAGCAATTGATGTCAATAGGCTTATTCAAATGTAGCTCTAACGTCCTGACCAACAAAGCAGTTACTGCCGCCTTGAAGTCTTCAGGATAGTCTACATAAACACTAGCCATACGATTAGCGTAGCCCTGTAGGGTTTCCGCACATTCTTGTTCCATTTGTTCGATGTTCATGCGCAACATCATAGTGTTGTTTTTATGTAGCGCAATTAGGGTTTGTACTAATATGAAAGACTAAAAACCTGTGGCACATTAAAGGTGTGGACAACAAGTAGCCCACGTTTAACAGGAGTCAATATGCCAATGCTTAATGGAAGGAAGGTCGTAGACCTAGAGATAGATGGAGTCGATCCTAAGGATTATCCTGATTTCAGCGATGCGTATTTCAGTTACGCTTGCTATGAAGATGGAACACCATTGACAGACGATGAGTTAGACAAGTTAACCATCCTGGCAAGCGATGTTCTCTGGGAAATGGCTTTTGAGAGTCTTTACTGATGAAATCCTTGCTTGAAACTTACATAGAAGAATTCTCAGGAATCAAATACTGCCCGTACTGTTTAGCAGTACTTAACAAGTCATGCTGTACTGGTGACTGGATCGAATTCAAGGACTTTGGACTTGAAACACAAAAGAAAATCATTCAACAAGAGTTAGATAACAGGAGTTAATCATGGGTGTACATAAAAAACTAATGGATGCACGAATCCAACTTCAGGCAGCGCCACTAAAGAAGTCTGGTCACAATAAGTTTGCAGGCTACCAGTACTTCGAACTTGGAGACTTTCTCCCAACAATCAATCAAATCTTCGCCAAAATCGGTCTATGCGGTGTTGTATCGTTCGATAAAGAGTTGGCAACTCTGACCATCACAGATACAGATGATGGCTCACAGATCGAATTGACAAGCCCTATGGCTGATGCCAATCTAAAGGGATGCCATCCTATTCAGAATCTTGGTGCGGTAGAAACATATACCAGGCGTTATCTTTGGGTGTCAGCAATGGAGATTGTCGAGCATGATGCTTTAGACTCTTCTGCTCCACTTAAAGAGCAAGCACCAGTTATTACTCCAACTCAGGGAGCAACAGACAATATTCCTGAAGAGGAATTACAGTACTTGCAAGAGTTGGCAGTCGAATTGATTGCCATGTGTGAGCAAGGTGACCCCAAGGAAGCTTGGGTTAAGTTGGAGGGAGAGAACCTAGATAGCGAACAGAAAGTAGCTCTCTGGACTTTGCTTCCCAGTAAAGTGCGTACAGCGTTAAAGAAAGCGAAGGAAATTTAATGGAAAAGCGTGATAACTCAGGTGTTTTGTTCAAAAACGACAAGAAAGAAACAGGAAACCATCCTGATTACAAAGGAAATCTGACAGTAAATGGTCAAGATTACTGGTTATCAGCATGGATCAAAGAAGGTAAGTCTGGCAAGTTTATGGGTCTTGCATTGTCTCCAAAAGAGCAACAACCCAAAGCTAAGATGTCCGAGCGTTCCAAGGCAACAGGGTTCGATGAAGACGAATCGCTCCCCTTCTGATAAACTTTTCTCGGGCGAAAGCGGGCAATTCTGCCGGACGAACGTTAGTAGCCCAACTTAAATAGGAGTTAATAATGGATATTAAGAGTGCATTTGAGAAAGTCTTTGGAACAAGCACAAAGACAATGGTGAGACCAACAGACCCAGTAACTTCATTTGAAGCAGCGGTTAACACCTCACAGAAAGCCCCTAATCATCGTTTAATCGCCCTACAAGCGCTTTTACAACATGGGCCAATGACAGACTTCGAGTTAGCAGAAAAAACCGCCCTACAACAGACCTCCATTGGTAAGCGAAGGAAGGATTGTCAAGACGCTGGCTTGGTAGATTTCTATATGCTTGGTGGTGAAAAAGAAAGAAGAAAGACTCCCTCTGGTAGCAGTGCTTATGTATGGCAAATCACAGAGCTAGGTAAACAATTCTTGGAGACACAAAAATGATTGAACTTCCACCCCACTCAAAGATTTCATACCCTTCAGTCCCATTAAAAGACTTCAAGTGGACACCTGGCTCAGATGTACAAGCTATTTGGAGAAAACATGGATGGACTCCTCCATCAGAGAACATGACTCCTCCTCCACCAGAGAAGTGTGATTACAGGAGAATTAAATGACTGAACAAGCAATGCGGATGGCACTTGAGGCGTTGGAGAAAAACCGCAGAACGCACCATTACTGCGAGGACACTTGGTATTCATGTCCAAAACATGAGGAAGGGTGCGCCAATGATTCTGAGGGTGACAAGTGCAACTGTGGTGCTGATGAAGCGAATGTTGAGATTGACAAAGCCATCACCGCCCTGCGCCAAGCCCTAACAGATGCAGAAGCAAGAAACTGTAAGAACTGCGTCATTGATAAGCCATGTGTTTGTAAAGGCAAAGACTTTCAACCTTGTGGTGCATTTATTTCAAAGCAAGATAAGCAAGCACGTTCTGATGCACTCGACAAGAAGGCAGAGAACGCAAGGGAGTTGGTGTTGGACTATGAGCCAGTCGCACTAGAAGCAAAGGATGAGCCTGTGGCGTGTAAAGAATGCCACCTGAAAGATACTGTGTACGACTTGTTGGATGACCTGAAAGTTGCCAATCTGAAGCTATCAGTTCGGTCACAGCGCACATGGGTAGGTCTGACGGAAAAGGACATTTGTGAAGCCGCAGTCAAGTCTCAAGAGGGCATTTCTCCACGCGATGACACTTTGCGTTTTGCCATAGCCATTGAAGCCAAACTCAAGGAGAAGAACACATGACCACTCAACTTGTTCGTGACTCTATGAAGCTGATGGCTGATGCTGGCGTGGACATTGTGGACATCAAATGGTTTGACCTGTCTGGTGCGTTCACTGACAAGCAACGGGC